TTACAACTTTATGAACTGAACCGCCTGTAATTCCATGTTCAGATGCAATTTCGTCATACATATCCTGTAGTTTCTTTGTCGGATTTATTATCTTTCCTACAGTCAGTTCCACGATATAGTAGAATCCACGCATACTGGGTTCTATTCCCATAGATATCAAGGCATTCTCAATTTTTCTTAGCCTGTTATCCATGGCTATTCCTCTTCTACTTCAAATCCGACTACATGACCGTCATTGATTAAAACTCCGACTCCTAAGTCGTCACACATTTTTTCTACTTCTGCAATTGTAAAATCTCCCATATCTGTTTCCCTTTCTTCTTATTTAAAATAGCATTGCTTTTGTTAGTCCTCTTGAAGCCGATTTCTGAAACTGCTTCATATCCTCTATTACCTCTGATTCTGCCCTTCGGGAATCCTCTACAGCCTGTGCAATCAGCATTTCTGCTGTCTCTTCATCAAAGTGCTGTTCAAATCTGAACCGTAGTGCTCGGATGATATTCGCAAGGTCAAGGCACATTTCTGTATCTTTACCGATAAAATCCACTTTTGAATCATTTGCTATAATCATGATTCCACCTCTTCTGCTAATTTAGCCATTTCCCAACTGATCATGGCACAAGTGCATGAACTCCAAGATGTTCTTCCTGAACGCCATGTGTACACTTTTCCGTTCTCATATTTTGCAAAATGTTTTTTTTCCCACACTTCTTTTTCACTATCTCTTACCAAAATCGGTGTATCAACAGATACTTTACTCCAATCAACAGACTGTTCTTCATATTCTTTTTCTGCCCATTCTCTTAACAAAACTTCGCAAGCCTTATCCTTTCCATGGAAAAGGCAATCGAAACAGTTTGTTTCTGCACAAGCGCACGGATTTCCTGACGTAAAATTTACAGCGATTCCTTTTCTTTGAAGAGCAATATCAATAATCTGTTCTGCAAACTTCTCTCTATTCTTCATACCTCACACCTCACTTTCAATTAAGAAGATTCTAAAAAAATCAACCAATCCAATTTTGGCTTCGTTAAGTTGATTGCAATATGTTCTAATATCTCTCAACAATTTTCTATGGTCTTTCCCGACCATTTCAGCTACTTCCATAGAAGTAATCTTCTGTTCAATATTCATTGGCTCTCCTTTCTGTGGTATACTCTCCTTATATTTTTATAAGGAGGTGAAACAATTTGCATTGTAATGAATACGCATCTGCTTATGCTGTTTCTAAAATTTGCGGTTACAATGGAACGTTTGACGATTTTAAGAATCTGTACGACCAATACTACTCTGAAATCATCAATTCTCTTCCAGAAGAAAAACCGCAATTAGCAAAAGCAGAAGCAGTTAGCAATCCTTTCCATAACAAGAATTGCTTCTAAATGGTGAAATGGCGTTAAGGACTTTGATAGACAATTCAATATTTGTTTCCTCAATTTTCTTATCGCCATCTATAATGCTTTGGTAGTCCTCGATAACATCCATGGCAATGTGCTGCGCCAGCTCGTCAATTCCTACAAAGCGTGAATCAGCTTTTTGGACTATAGATGCACTTCCATTTTTGTCCAATACTACATACCTTTGTTTTTCCATGTTCTCACCCCCAATGTGCTAATACGTTGATGATAATAGAGTATATTGATAAACCTATAGATATTCTGCATAATGTTTTAGTGCTTATATTCTTCATTAATATCCCTCCTTTTTCTTATTTGAAAGCGCAGTACTCAATTTCATACTCTGAAACTATTTTTGTAAATATCTCACGTAATTTCTTATCTTCCTCAATTACATCCATGCGATTCAACTTATTAATTTCTGTTTTCGTGCATCCATTATCGGTCATGCGCTGTTTACGGTTTCTTAATCTGGTAGACAAATCGCATCCTGCTCTACGTTCCAATTCGCAATACATTTCTGTACGTAAAAGATTAAATGGTGTAGATGCACTTTTCTGAATACGATTAAATTTAACATTGATTTCATCACGCCAATTATCGAGAACAGGTTTTACTGCTTCTTTGATATGTTCAGTTGTCTCAATGGCTTTCTGTGCTGTTTCCTGTGCGATAGCAATTTGTTTATCACGTTCCTTGTCAGCAAGTTCTTTCTGAACCATTTGATTAAGAAGTCCTTGCAATGCTTGCAATTCTGGAGATAACTGATCGTTGACGCTTTGATGTACATTGAAATATGAAGAAACTAATTTTCTTTGCACTTCCCACGCCAAATCATCCGTGAATGACTTGACCAACATCAGATAGCCCTGTTCAGTAATGAGT